AAATGTATGCTACCGATCGTACTCAAAGAGAACTGATGGGGGAGATTATATCAGAAAATCTTGAAACAACAAAAGAAACCCGACTTCCATTTTTCTAATCAACAAAAAAGCCTGCTTCTGCAGGCTTTTGTTTATGTGCCAGTGAATTAAATCCAACCTTCTAAGAATCTACTCTTAAACATCATATCTTCACGCTTGATCTTGTTTGGAATAGCGTTCCCTTGTGCGTCAAATCCTTTATAGTTAGGACTGCCTCCTACCCAATTACTAAAATTGTTTCCACCTGATTTGGCCATACTTGTACCTGCTTGTCTTTGGCCTTGTAATCTAGCCTTCGTTGCGGCCGCTACTGATTTAGCATCTCTTTGATCGCCAGCTTGTTTTTGCTGTTGTTGATTATTTGCAGGAGGTGTTGTGCCTGGTTTTGTTGTAGCATCTGGTGTTGCATCGGGTTTGGCTGTTGCACTAGCATCTGCTGGAGTTTCTTGACCCGCCGTCGCCGCGGCATCAGCCGGCGCATTTTGTTGCTGTTGTTGTTCACCAGGAGCAGGAGCGGCTGTTCCAGTTTGTGTTCCATTACCTTGCGTACTTGCGGGAGCATTTGATCCGCCTTCTGCATTACTCGCAGATCCAGTGGGGATTCCGCCACTGGTATTTTGATTGCCAGTTTGTTGTGTGTTTTGTTGTTGAGTGTTTTGCTGTTGTGTATTCTGCTGATTTTTTTGTTGTTTTTCTAACTCATCAGCTTGTTGAATTAGAGCTTTACCTTGTGCGCGAAGTTGATTTGGATCTTGTCCTTGAGCTCCACCCGCTTGTGCTTGTTGTCCGCCAGCAGGTGCTTGACCACCTTGTTGCTGTTGTTGAGCACCCGGAGCGATACCTGATAAATCATAATATGGGGAATCTGGAGTTTGAGCGCCTCTTTCAGTTTTGTTTACGTATTTGCGACCTCTATTGAAACCTTGCTTAAATCTATCTTGAACACCACGAATACCGCCTATAGTTGCACCTACAGTATCGCCTACTCCACCGGCAAAGTTGCCTACAGCTTTTCCAACAGTCGATAAAGGACCTTCATCGAGACTGCTTTCTGTTAATAGTTCTTCAATACGCATTTAGATAACTCCAAAATAGATTATTTCTTTGTTTATTTAACTCAAATTCTAATTTTATATACTTATGTGAGCTAAAGCTCACATGCTTCTGCGCTATCGCTTGAAGCATTTTATGAACTGCGAAGCAGTTTTAAGCATTATCTAGATACTATGGTCACACTTAGCCCAGACAAGGGCTAAGAAAACTTGGTTATTATCTGAGTACGCAAGTCACATCGCATTGTAGCATTACCGTGGCGGTCAGCCTGTACCACTAGCTACGTCTTTTCCTGACGGCGTGTTACTAGACAAATGCGATCTTGTCAGGCAACACTGGGGTTTTTCTCCCCTCATTACAGCTCTTTTAACTCTTTTCAAACAACTAAACCGCGGCATTTGCGATCGACGTCCTGTTAAGGATGGTAGTTGAGTACTCTGTACAGCGCAGAGAATTCCGTCCCCGTTATTATCCGGTTGTCATGGGCACACGATGTTAGCCTGTGCTAGCTTATACTGATTTAGTTGCCTGAGATTTAATGATATGAGAGCCGTGGACTCTAACTTGGATGTGCCCGTTGTAATATTCTTGTGATTCTAATACTTTTCGATCAAATTGTTCTTTTGCTTCTAAGTATGATGTAAGGGCCTTGGAATTGCAATAGTATAATATTTCGCGTGTGAACTTGTCTGTGCCTAATGTTTCTACGTCTTTGTTTAATTCAATGTTGGAGCCATGGTAGGTTCTCCAGTCACTGTCTATTTTGCCTCTGATTTTCTTTCTTCGTTTCTTGCCATTTTTTAGTTTTTCTGTTTTGTATGTTGTCTTAGCGAACTTGGCTAGTTTTTTACCAACATACATGCGCCCCGTGACTGTGTTAGTGATAAGATAAACAAATCCAACACAGTCTTCGGGTAGTTCTTCAACTGGAATACCTTGATAAGTCCAAGACATTAAGCTGTCTTGGCCTCCTTGCGAGCATTTTTAGTTTCTGTGATTTCGTTGCGGCGTGTTTTGATCAGCTTGGCCACGCCTGCTAGGTGTTTGCGAGCACGAGTACCGGCCGCGGAGTTACCCTTTTCAAATTTGGTATCTTCTGCTTCCCATAATGCGAGTTCATCTTTAATTGCTTGAATTGTTGCGCTCATTGTTATTTTTCTCCTTTGTTGCTCGATTCTTTGCTTGTACAGCTTTGCGGACTACTTGAATTTCGTCCATGATTTCTTTTTCTATTTCACGAAGAGCTTTAAGTGCGACACGTAGATCCGTAGCTCGCTCATAAGTGGGCTTCCTCGACCAGTACTGATGTATGTTATACCATTCTACCAGTCGAGTGAACATCTTTTCATGAAGCTCATCGTACTTGTTTAGCATTATGTTTCTATGACATCCACATCGTTTGAGTAAAAGGTAAATCCATTTTCTTTTACTACACGTAGAACTGTATTGACTCGTCCGATTAGTTCGTCCTTATGGCTGATCAAATAGATATTCTTGTTACGTTCACGTGCCATCTTCTTGAGAACTGCTACACCTGCTTCAACACCTGCGGCATCCATACCCGCATCGATCAGCTCGTCGATAAACAACAAGTTAATATGTTGATATAGATTCTCCCAAACATCGCGGAACGCCCAACTCAAACTCAATATAAGCCTGTTGCGCTCTCCGCGACTTAGATTATCAAAGTCTAGATCCTGTCCAAATTGGGTAATTTCTACGTTAAGGTCATTTTTAAATGTAACAGTATGTGGTAGACCAATCTTATCAATGTAATAGCTCAACCGTTTGTTCAAATAAGTCAAGTTTTGATCGATGATGCGTTTACGAACAAATGAATCTTTATTGGTCAGCAGTTTGTATAAGAATTCTTGGTGATCTTTAACACGAGTTAGTTCGTTTACGGTGTCCCAAGATATTTCTTGGATAGCAGTCCGCTTGAGTTCTTCAATTTGTTCATCGTATGGATTAGGTTCATCTGCTCTAGTGATCAGATTCTTTTCTAGACTGTCTAGGTTATTCTTGTGTCCCAGTGCTTCTGCTTCAGTTTCGTAGAATGTGGTAGGTTTCTTATCGATAATACCGATGTCTAGTATTTCTTTATTCAGCTTGTCTACATCATTAAACACTTTATCATGATACTGTTTAGATTCGGCTAGATGCTTTTCTGCTGTCACAGTCATTTCTTCATGCTTGTGATCATGCAGATCCTGTTCGCAAGCCGGGCAGGTCTTGTTAGCCAAGTCCTCTAATTCCTTTTGATACTTGTTACGTGTTTTTTCTGCTTGTATCAAAGCGGCTTCTAGCTGTGATTTCTGCTTGATTATGTTGCGAAGCTTGGTATTATCCTCAGTCCACTGTTTTAGACGAGTGTGTGCGGCAAGTTCTGCATCTATATCTACACTTTCCAACTGCATGATCGCACGGCTTAGGTTTTCTACGTCCGATTGCTTCTTTGTTTCCCAAGCGGAACTTTTCAAAACCAAGCTGTCGATGCTCTTTTGAACGTTTTCGTTGGCTGTTTTAATGCCGTCGATCCTAAAAGTTTCAGTTTGCACAGCATCTTTTGTGTCCTTCATTTGCAATTTAAGGCTCTCTGCTTTCTCTGATAACAGAGTTATGCCTAATAGTTGCTCAATGATTTCACGCTGATCCGATGCTTTTAGACTCAAAAAAGGTTCGGTATATGTGTTCAAAGCTACTAAATGCTTGAACATTAGATGGCTCATGCCCAGCAGAGTTTCTATGTGTTTTTGCGTTTCTCTGCTGTCGCCCTGGGCATCATCTTCGGATTCATCTGCTCCGCCCTGCTCCTGATCATTGACATACAGCTTCAAAACGTTGGGTTTACGACCCCGCTCGATGCGATAATTAACGCCGTTAACATCAAACTCTACTGTAACCAACATATTCTTGCCGTTGGTCTTGTTGATTAGGTTCTCTTTACGGATGTTTGTAAGAGCCTGCCCGTAGAGAGCATAGCTCAATGCGTTGATCATTGTAGTTTTGCCCGTACCATTACGGCTACCGCTGTCATCTCCGCCCAGATCTAGGTTCTCTCCTAGGACCAGTGTTAGGTGTTCTTTGTCAAAATCTACACCCTGTGTCTGATTACCTACAGATAAGAAGTTCTTAACTGTTATATTCTTTATATTAAATGTCATAGATTATTATAGATATTCAGTAATAGCGATTTGTCAAATGCATCTGATTCGATATTAACCAATTGTTCAGTGACTATTTGATCCACGGACTCGAATTTACTGTCCGGATTATCGTCAATGACTCCTTCCAGATTGTTCTTTTCCTGGATCAAGCTCATTTCTCTTATGTCATAGTTGAGAGTAAACTCTTCTTTGATAAAGTTAGCTTCTTCAAAACTAATATCGATATCCAAATGTACTTTCAAATACATCTTGGACTTCATAATATCATCTTTTTTGTCGATCAACTCGCTTAGTTTAAGGGTACGGAACTTGGGCGCATCGAGCCATGTTATATATTCTGGAGTACCACCCCATTCTAACGTCATCATACCACGATCATCATCCCAAGCATCTGCGAAGTTGTGCGGAAATGCGTTACCTATATATTGGACTTTTTGATTTACTTGACGCTTGTGGAAGTGTCCTGAGAACACATAGTCTGGTGCGCCGAAATCCTCAGCACGAAGCTCTCCGTGATCAGGCATCTGTACCATGGCATTCATAAAGAAGTTAGGCAATTCAAAGTGACCAAATACATATTTGCTGGTCAGCGTCTTCATTGACTTCCATTCTTCTTCAATCAACCATGGAACGAATGTAACATCATCAAGGGTAAGGATGTGGTCGACAACAGTAACGCCAGGTATGTGCTTACCAAAACTACTGCTATGTACAGAACGCTTGTCTTTATAAAATAAATCATGATTGCCTGGAAACCAATAGAAGTTTTCAAATGCCGCACCTAGCTTTTCTAAACTTCTGATGCTGGCATCCAGTGTAGTTAGGTTTATGCTATTTCGATTATGGTGCCAATCGCCCAGGAATATACCAGTTTCGCAACCGGACTTCTTGGCTTCTTCGATATACCAGTCTACGAAATCCTCGCAGTCCTGGTTATGCGTTTGGCTATTAGACTTCAATCCAAAATGGATGTCAGTAAAACACGCGGCTTTCTTAAAAAGTCCCATTGATATCTTCTCCTATAGCTATTATAGCAGTTAAAGCGGAAAAGATCAAGCCTGTCCTTCGCCGTCTTCCTCCGGAACTTCCTCGCTTTTTGGCATGCGCATGTTTTTGTATATTTCGGCTTGTCTAGCTACCTCATCAGCAAACTCGTCTCTAGTCTGGCGAGTCATACTTGGAGTTAACCCTGCTTCTTCTAGCATGTCATCACGTATGTTCTGCATTTTCTTTTCGATATTAAGAACTCTGGTAAAGCTGTTAGTAACTGCGGCAGTATAGTAAGCGAACGGGTTTTCTGATTTGGATTCATCAAACTGTAGACC